TGATCCACCGAAAGCGTTCCACTACCCTCTTGGGGTGTCATGTTTTCGCTCATTTCTAACCCTCACCCTAGGTTTCCCCGCCTAGTTCGGTTTCCTGACAATATGTCAGTAATTCAGAATATGCGTAACCGTTTCTTGTCGATCTCTTTCTGAACCGCTAAAGACTCAAAGTGAGACACGATCTCGTTAACTGTACGCAAGCTACGGTAGGCAGATTCCCTAATGTCATAGTCATCTGGTCTACTGTTTTCAATCGTTTGCCTGTATGACTCTCTCATGACGTTTATCTCGTCCATGAAAAACTCATCCATCAATAAATGGTTGGCGCGTTCTGCTTTGTTCAATTCTGGCTACCTGCTTGAGCAAACCAATCAAAAGCTGGCTCTTGGTATTCATCCAAAGGCACAGCTACTTGGAAAAACGTGCCGCTATCACCTGGGTTAGGCACAGCCTTAAGAATGTAAGGCGCTTCTACCTCACCTGTAGGTGTGGCTTTGGCTGGCACAAACGTATCTTGTGGCGCAAGGTTTACTGGTGGGGTGAAATACCCAGAATCTTGGTTGATTATTGTTTCAAACACAGACCCACGAATTAAATCCAACTCTTGAGCGCGTTGCGTATTTCCTGATTGGATTGCGTCGATATACTGCCTGTCCAACGGAGATACAAAATCGCTGTAATCCTGCCCTGTGCGGTTGTCAACAAACTTGCCATCCGCCTGTACCAAGATCCCTGCATTGCCGTTGTAGTCTGACCGTATGCTGGTATCGCCAATTGTGATTGGTGTGCCATCAGCTCTTGTTACCGTTTCCCCTGGCTGCACTGCAACCGGACGTGAAATAGTACCTGTGCCGGTTGGCCCAGACTGTCCTGGTGTAGGCGTGTTACCAGCCCTGCCTAAGTTAGCCATGTAATCTCTAGCAGCTTGAGACGCTGCCGAGTTATCTAGCGCTGCGTTGCCTTCTCCTGGCCCGAAGTCCATTGGGATACTGCCGCCAAATATCGGGTTCTGCACATTTGGCGAGACAAACTGCTGATCCATTGGTTGACGCTGCATAGACTGAAGCGCAGCAAATGGGTCGTATGTACTTTGTGGCGCACCTTCTAAAGCGCCCTGCATGGAATATGGGTCAACAATCCCAGGCGTAGGCATTGGCTGTCTTGGTTGCATTTGTTGCATTTGTTGCGGCTGTTGCATTTGCCCCAGTATATCTGGGATGCCAAACTCTCTGACTTGTGTTGTTATGCCTGCCGCACGGTTAGCCGCAGCAATTTGTGCTGGTGTTGGGCCGTTAGGAATAATTGATTCCCACGTTACCTCACCCTGTCCAGGTTGCGGCACTGGCTGCGGTACTGGCTGCTGTTGGACAGGAACGGGAGCTTGTGCTGGCACAGTGGGCAATTGGGCTGGAGGGATACCAGAAAAGTATTGTTGCGATTCGTTTTGGGTTCCTTGCGATAATTGCGGGTTATTCCATGCAGATATTGTCTGTTGCGCTAAATCACCCCAATCAGTAGCCGTAGAACCAACCCGTCCATACACGTTATACACATCTTCTAAAGAAGGCATCCCGCCCAATGCGCCTGACAAAATATTGGAGATCATCCCTGCTGTTACATTGTCAATGCTCATCCCTTCACTTACCGAATTGTTTTGCAACAACGGATGGTCTGGATTAGTAATGGGTGTGCCAAGCCTAGACCCTTCATACGAAGGCACGTTAGTCCAATCGCTTCCGTTCGGCGTATAGGTGTAAACCCTATCCCCTTTTGAGTCATAGCTAATTTGTGTGCTGTAACCCACTGGATGAGGATATACCGCTACGGAAGATGTAAATGGCTGTAGTGTGCTGGTTTGTGGCGCACTTGGCGCTACCGTTGGGACAGGCGCTGGAGCAGGCGTTGCCATCGGAGCAGGAGCAGGGTCAGGGGCATAAGACCGTATGTCATTCAACACTGTGTTTATGTCTGCGCCCTGAGCGACTGCATTAGTCCAAAAACTTCTGCCATCATCGTCTGGCGCTTTGTTTAGGACTGTTTGGTATGTATTGTAAATCTGCGCCTCTGGTGAGGACGTAATGGCAGACAGCACGTCATTTATGTTTGCCCCGCTAGACAAGGCGTTTGTCCAATACGCAAGCCCTTCCGCATCTGGCGCACGGCCTAACGCACTCTGGTACGCCTGTGTAATGTCAAATGTTGCCATTGTTAGGAATCCTTGGGTTATTCGTTAGCCCTGCGTTAAGCGCTACCTGCTTTAGCTGTATCTCAGCCATAAGCTCCTCACGCTTTAACTGCATCTGCATAGCAAACTTCTCGCGCTGTAATTCCATGTCTAGCATAGCCGCTTCTCTTTCTGCTTGCAGGTCTGCCGCTGCTTTCTCTCTGGCAAGCTGAATATCTGCCTGAGCCTTCTGCTGCCGTGCCTGAATGTCTGCCATTGCCTTTTGCTGTGCAATCTGCACCTGCGCCTCTGCCTGTTGCAATAGCGCTTGCATGGTCGGGTCTGGCTGTGGCGGCTGTGGCTGCTGTAGCGCTTCGTCCACTTCTGGAGGCACTTCCTTGAAAAACTCGGCTGTGTCTACAAACCCTGCCGCTTCGATAAACCGACCCAAAGTAGCCCTGTACTGACCTACGGTTACCAGCGGGTTGGCAGGGCCGTACTGTTGCAAGATAGCTTCCTGCTTTGCCATAACCATTTGCAACATTGCCATCTGCTCTTGCTTGTTGCCAGTACCTAGCCCTACGTTGATCTGTAGGTCGTACTGGTTTGACCATTGCCGTGGGTCAATCGGAACATACTTGCCCCGCAACCTGATAATGGTTGGCTTGTCCTGATACTTGCAAACAAGGTGCAAAATGCCCAGAAACAGCGATTTAACACCCGTCTCAGCAAAGATTCGGGCAATCAGCTCCATCTTGCCACCAGCAGCTTGTGTGGCTGCTGCCACGGCTGCTGCTGTAACGTTCTGTAATACATTGGGGTCTAACCCCTGCTGCGCGTCTGAAATGCCTGTACGCTTGCTCTGCTGGTTGTCCAAATACTCTAGCATTGGGAATGCCTGAGCAATCACCTGTGGCACGACCAGCGGCACAATAGCGTTCGGGTTTTTCATCCGCACTACCCCGCCTGGAGTAGTGGTCAACAAGTCATCTAGGTTTACCTGACCCTCTACAGCACCCACACGGGCATTGTTAGACAGGTAAAGGTTGTCCAACATCTGCCTTACAACCGAGGACTTGATAAGCTGCAAGTCCATTGTGCGGTCTGCTAAAGACTCGCCAAAAAACTTGTGTGGGATTGGGATCGGGCAAAGTGAGTGAAACGGCACATAGTCCGTTTCTACATTTGACAGGATCTCTGACCCTGCGTAGAACACCTGACGCAGCTCTGCAATGCCATCGCCATCAAAGTCGGCGCGTAAGTAGCACTCATACACCTCGATCTCTTGCATAGACGTATCCATGCTTGTATCTTGGTTTGGTTGCTCACCTCGGCTAAAACGTGCCAATCGCTCACTGGTGTAGCTCAGTTCGTCGTAGGCAGGCAGGGATTCTACTAAGTCTTGGTCAAACCCCATAGCGACCAGATCAGACCGTGGCAGTAGCTTTCTGTGTGCCACAAACGGGGCATCAGCAATCGTTTGACCCTTTTTAGAGAACAAAAACTCCTCTGGTGGGACAGTCTCTACTTTTACGCCGCCATTGATAACTTTCTTGGCAAGCACGACTGAATGCAGCCGCATTGTCACCGGATTACCGTCAGCATCTACATCGTCTGTCGGGTATTCCTCTGTCTCTTGCTCTACTATTTCATAGGCGTTGTCTGCCAACAGCAGGATCAGATCTTCATCGCTCAGGCTTTGGTACGTCTCTTTCGTAACGTCAATCTTGCTATCCCAATACGCTTTGACGATGCCTGTCTTTTGCATCAGCGCATCTTTAAACCAATCGTGCAAGAGCGAGAAACCAGGATTCTGGCTATAAAACACCCAATTGCAATACTCGGTAGCCTGTTTAGCGCCTTCCTCATCGCCTGGGCCTTTAGGCTCAAAACGAACAATATCATCTGCCTGAGTGAACACACGGATAAGTTGCGGCAATGCACCATCAATAGCCTCTGCAACCTCGCCTGTCACTACTTGGCTGCGGCCTTCTACCTCATTTGAATAGGGTTGACGCAAATAGTATTGAAGGGCTTTGGCGCGGGATTCGGTTGTTTCCGAGTCAAGGTAGCCGATTGCGTTGTCTATTTCATTGGCCAGTATCGCCTTTAATTTTCCTTCGTCCATTACGCGCACCTTATCCATTCATACGGTTCTGTGTACATCATTTGATTGCGTTTAACACAGTTTAATCTTTCTGGTATCACTTGCAGGTTAGACGCACAATGTAATCCGCAAGCAATTTTTGCCTGCAATGGAATCATATGATCAACGTGCCATTTAAACCCAGTCGCTTTTTCTCTTAGCTTTGATAGTTTAATTGCTTCTGTATTCACAAAAGAATCAAATTCACCATACCATTTCGGCACAGCGTTTATCTTGCTCAACTGTCGTTTTCTAGTGTCTGACAACACTTTGTCTGAATTGTTTCTTTTCCAATCAGACAGCCTTTGCTTTATTGCTAATTTATTTTTTTCGACATAGTTCCTTTGATATTCAGCCATTTTATCTAGGTTGGCTTTTTTCCAGGCTATGGTTTTTTCTTTATTTTTGGAAGACCATTTAGCTTTTAGTTGTCTAGTAAAGACAATACAAGCCTCACACAAGCAATCGCCGTTTATACGACGCTGCGCTATGCCACCGCGCTTGCATGGCACACTTGTAAAATAGGTTTTTAAGCCTAACTGTCTAGCCTCTTTAGGAGACTTAGCTTGCATCCTGTTCCTCTTTCCGTGGTCTGCCACGTTTAGGCTCTGCCTGTAGTTTTTGCTCTAACTGGCGCACACGCTCTAAGAGAGCCTCAAATTCCTCTCTTGTAGGAGCATTCCCTTTTGGCTCAACCCACATTAGACAATCCACCTTGTATTAACTTTGATCGGCTTAGACCACGACGATGTGTCATTCATCCCCACCGCTAGATACCGGAAAGCGTCTGACCCATGACTTGCCCAATCGTGCAGTGGGTTGTCAAAGAATACGTTACGCTTTTCGTCATACTCCCTACGGTAGTTGCGTAGGCATTCTAAACCCTGTTTTACCTGTGGCACATTAAACCAGCAGTCTGGCAGCATCCTACGCACTGCCTGTATCCCATCNGCTACACCTAACCGTGGCACAACCGTACACGATAGCCCCGCCTCTTGTAGCACCTCTAGCCTAGCCCTGCCTGTGCCTAATTCCCGTACTTGGACATCGTGAGGCAACAGATGTTCTGCCTTGTGCCAGCCTCTTTCTGTCAGCTCTCGCACATACCAATCTAGACCTTGCCCGTGATTCTCTATGTAATCGATTAGCCTGATTTCCTTACCAACCGTCTGCGCTATCCAGATAGATGTGGAATCGCTAACACCCAAGTCCCAGGCTGCGTAGGTTTTGCACAGATCGTCTCGCTTAACCTCGCAATACCGACCTTGTGTCTCCAGCTCGTTTAGGATTTTTCCATAATAGGAACCTTCAATAGCAGCATGAAAACTACACTCAAACTCTTGAGCGTACTTGTCATCCCCCATTTCCCGCTTGGCAGCTTGTAGTTCCTCTGCCGCAACTATTCCTGTCTCACTAGCCCTAAACTCTAGCAGCGCCCAATCTGGCTCTGATTCTGCCCTGTCTCGCAGCTCCTTGAAGTGGTTCTGCCCTTTGGGTGTGCCGATAAAGATCGCCTTGCCTTTCCTGTCTGCCAGTGCTGGACGGATAATCTCATTCCAGATCTTTGGGTTCTGGTCGGCAATCTCATCCAGTATCACCAGGTCAAAGTACTGCCCTCGCAAGCTGTCTGGGTTGTCTGAACCGTATAGCTGAATTCTGCGATCCCAAAAGTCTACCCGCAACTCAGCGATGTTAGCCGTAGCGCCCAGTGGTCTGGTGTAGTGGGTAAGATAGTCCCAAGCTACACGTTTAGCTTGACTGTAGGTAGGCGCTATGTACCCTATCCGTGGCCTATCTAGTGGGCATTTGATTGCGGCCTTGATAGCCTCGTTTATCGCTGCTACTGTTTTCCCAAAACGGCGATGGGCCACCACCACCACAAAACGGGTTTCATCCACTGCTTGGTGGATCTTTAACTGCGCCTCTCTAGGCTCGTATGGGATGACTATTTCAGCCAAGTTACCGACACCTTTAGGTCGCTACCGTCTTCGCCTGTTACTTCCGTTCTAGCTAAGTCTGGGGCAACTTTACGCAACAGTATTTCAGCAGCCTTTAATTGGGTTGCTGACATATCATTACCGCCTTCTACATGAGACATCATCCGGTCAATGATTACGCCAATGCGTATTTTTTCCCGCCAAGCGTCTGTTAAGCGTATCTTGTTCTTTCTAGCAGCCATTTGGAGCCTCCTCATAAGAAAGCTCAACCCCGTATGGCTTAAACAATTTAACCATTTCAGTTCTATTGGCTTCGTTTTTAGAGGCTGTGTCAAACACTGTTTTAGCCAAATGTTTCCAAAACATATCAAAAAACGTATGGTAAATAAGTTTCCACATAGGATGATAACGCTCATCTACTCTTGGGGCATTATTTTGGTCTTTTAGCCACAAAGCAAACATCCACGAAAGCCTTTTGATGTAACCCATAGCCAACGATGGCGTAAAAGGCTTAGGCCTTTCTGCGTTAAATCTAACGGACTGCGTATAGTTAACCAGGTTCGTAAGGTTATCTATGCCAATCTCTTGAATAAGAGTGTACTCGTAATCATACGCACCTTGCTCGTCCCAAAAATATGCAACTTTTTCCTTAATGATTTGCAAATTTTGCGACCATATGTCTTTGATTACTAAGCACTTTGGATGGCATACCCCATCTAAAGCATTTTGCTCATGTGCGTCTATACGATTACCGTTGCCTTTGCCTATATAAAATGGTTTGTTAGTTCTTGGATCAACTAATCTATAAACATACCAACGGTAAAATTTTTTCGGTTCTGTCCGTATTTTATTCATTTTTATCCCACTCCTATCGGGTCATGGGTTTTGATAGATTTCTGTTATGTCACCCGTATTTCTATACACGTTCCCGTTGCCGTAATCCCCTTGTCTCTAAGGGTTTGTACTGACGTTACCACTTCTTTGTAACAACTGGTTTGCGACCACTCTATATCACCAGCCAAAAACTGACACTCGCCTGCCATGCAAATAAAGATGACAGGCAACCATATCACTTATAGCCTTTCTTTTCTTTTGCAGCTTTACCGTAGGCAGGCATCTTTTCCTTGCCTTGTCCTGCCTTTTTCATTGCGTCATACACGCGCTTGGTGTTATCTGTAGCCTTTTTGCCCGAACCTTTCATTCTCTCACCTCGGTTTGTAAGTGTCCTATCCTGCCTTCTACGCCAATCTGGTCAACACAGTGCCTAAAGTGTTTTGGCAGGAATTTGTTAAACCCATGCTCTATATCGGTTTCGTTACCTTTGTTGTAACTGTCCCACAAATATGTATATATTTCGGACAAAACTNGGTCNGCAACATCTGCCAACCTGCCCGTAAAGCTGTACAACCTTGTCATCAGCATAGCATCTGTGCCTGTCCGCTCTGGCGGTATTCCGCTAGGCTTGGCATTCAAAAACGTAAAACTATACCCGCTGTGCGGCTGGAATTGCTCTGTTAGCCGATACCGACCCGATATTTTGTAAATCCTGTCGTATGTAGGGGTCATATCTTTTAACGCCCTACGCATAAGATGACACTCGGTAGCAGACTTTACAAACCCCATTCCGTAGCCAGATTCCAGAATATTGTGACACGTTGCATCCCAAATAGGGCATAAACGGTCTACAAGGGGTTTTACGGCTGTTTCATCCCAAGGTAAGGGCGAGGCATCCATTAGCCATATTTCTGCGTCTATGGCCTTTCTGATGCTTTCTATCGTGCGTATCGTTTCTGCTAGCCTATCGCCTGTGCCAAAATTTGTAGCTACAGCGCTGGTAATCACAAAAATGTTACTCACGCTCATCTAGGCACTCCTGCATATAGAGCGAGTCGTATATCTTGCGAGTGCTGCCCCAAAATTGCCTTGCAAATACGTTACCTTCCCCTGTATAGCGTTGACCAGCAAAATGTTCTGGTATGAAGTAATGGGACGGGTAGATTGTTAGGTTAGGGTATTGGAAATTGCG